ACAAATCTACTCTGACTACAGAGCCTATCTAACTAGACCTTTGACAGAAGACCTCTTCAGTTTCTCTCAATACTCTTATAATGAGGAAGATAGAAACACTATGAGAGTTCTTCATGTAACTTGGAAGGCTCTCAGAGAGGTTAAGTTCTTGAAGTACATTGATGAAAATGGAGAAGAACAGGAAACTGTTGTAGATGAAAACTACAAACTCAATGAGGGAGCTGGAGACATCTCTATGGAAACCATGTATATCCCTGAAATCTATGAGGGTTACAAGATTGGCTCTAAGTTGTTTAAGAAACTCAGACCTGTTCCAGGACAGTTCAGAGATATGGACAACATCTTCAATCAAAAACTTCCTTACTATGGTACTGTGTATGATTCTGATAACAGTATCCCCACATCCTTGATGGATAGAGGTAAGGTATGGCAATACTACCTGAACATAGTCTACTACAGACTGGAAATGGTTCTTGCTTCTGATAAGGGTAAAAAGGTAATGATGAACATCAATGCCATCCCTGACAGTGCTGGTATTGACATGAAGAAATTCCAATACTTCTTTGAAACCTCTCCTTTTGGATGGTTTGACCCCAATGGTGAAGGTGTGAATTACAGTGATGTAAACACTATTGCCAAAGTCATTGACTTATCAACAGCCTCTGACATAGCTAAATACGTAGAGCTTGCAGACAAAATCAAAAGAGAATGTGGTGAAGCTATGGGTATCTCTCCTCAGATGGAGGCTCAGATTGCACAAAGAGAAGCTGTACAGAATACCAAACAAGTACTTACTCAGAATTCTTTGATGCTGGAATCCTTCTTTGGATTGCATGACATTGTGAAGAGGAATGTACTTCAAGCTCTTCTGAATACTGCCAAAGTATGTTATGCCAAGCACAAACCTAAGAAGCTTAACTATGTGCTTGATGACATGACTCTGAAGTACTTGGACCTTGACCCTGCACTTCTAGATAACTCTACACTTGGTATCTTCATCAATAATGCATTCAAAGCTCAAGAAATTAAGGACAGCATCACTCAACTCTCTCAGGTTGCTTTACAGAATGAGCAAGCTACCTTTAAAGACATCATCTCTATCTTGAAGGATAGCAGTGTTGCTAATGCTGAGAATATTCTAGGTAAGTCTATGAAGGAATCTCAGGACAAGATATTGCAAGCTGAGGAACAGAAGCAGAACAATGCTAAAGAACTGGCTGATATTCAGGAGCAAGGTAAGCAAAGAGACTTTGAAAGAGAGAAGGAAATTGTTATCCTTAAAGAAGAAGAAAAGAGAAAAACTGTGGTTATCCAAGCTTCTATCACTGCATCTTCTTTCAATCCTGACATGGATAAAGATAGAGATGGGGAGAATGACTTCCTTGAAATTGCAAGGAAAGGTCTGGAAACAGACATCAAAGCTAGAGGCCAAGAGCTTAAGGAAGAACAGTTTAACCATCAACAAGAGATGGATAAGAAGACTCTTGAACAAAAAGATAAAGAGTTAGAGATTAAGAAGCAGACTGCCAACAAGAAACCTGCTTCAAAATAGGGCTATTACACCTTATGTAGTTAGACCTTAAGTTTTATATTGATAATAGTTAATTTTTAAACTTAAATTTGTATGGGAAAAGAAACAACGACCTTAGACACCCTTCATATGGATAACCTTGATGGTTTCAATTGGGATGCAGAGGTGGAAGAAGTAGATTTCTTTGGTGAGGTCACCAAAAGACCTGAAGAAGTAGACAAAGATAAAGACAAAGAAGGAGAGCCTTCTAAGTCTGATGACAAGAAGCCTGGAAAAGACCAAGAAGAAGATGATGAAGATAAGGATGCTCCTGACCCATTCAAAGGTTTTGAAAATGGAGAAGAATCTGATGAAATCATCAAAACTGAAAAGGTAAAGACTGGGGACAAAGACGAAGAAGATGAAGAAGGTAAGACTGTAGTTGCAGACTTAGACTCCCAATCTCTAGCTGTCCTTAGTTTCTTGAAAGGAGAAAATGCTCTGGAGATTACTGATGAAGAATTGAAAGACATTGAAGGACTTGATGAAGAAGATAGGAAGGAAGTTTTGAAGGACTATTTCCAGCAAGCTGTTGAAGACAGATTTGCAGAAAGCATCCAAGACCTTCCTGAAACTGTAAAAAATATTGTGAAGTATGTGGCTAAAGGTGGAGACCTTGGCACTTTCCTTTCTACGATGATGAATAGCTCCAGTGGTCTAAGTGAAACCTTAGACATTGCAGAAGAAGGTAATCAGGAATTGGTAGTAAGGAATGGACTTCAGGAAGAAGGATATGATAGTGATTATATCGACTCTCAAATTGATTACCTTAAAGATTCTGGAAAGCTTCAGGTTACTGCTGAAAAACGCTTTGAAAAGTGGACTAAGACAAGAGAAGAAGCTCAGAAGAAAGAGGTGGCTAGAGTAGAAGCTCAGAAAAAGCAACAGAGAGAAGCTCAGATTACATTCAAAAGAGAACTTGCAGAACAGGTTAAGTCTAATGAAGAAGTCAAAGGTTTCAAGTTGTCTAAGAAGGATGTTTCTGAAATACCAGACTATATTAGCTCACAATCTGTGAAGCTTGAAGATGGTAGAGCTATTTCACCTTTCTACAGAGACCTTAACAAGGCAATGCAAGATAAGGACAAGTTGGTGTTACTGGCTAAGCTGCTTAGAGATGATTTTGACTTCACCCCTTTACAGAAGAACATCGACACCAAAAGAACCAAGGAATTGAAAAACAATCTTCAAAGACAGAAAGATACCCAATCTATAAAATCTAGTGCAGGAAGTTCACAAACACCCAAGAGATTAGTAGATATGTTGGACTAACAAAAAGTAAAAATAAATTATGAGTACACTAGGAAGCAAATTAGTAACAAAAGAAATGCAATGGAATGCAAACATGACTGAGCTTAATCACCTCGGTGCTGCATTGATTGCAAGACCACAGAAGTTGTCTGGGGTTGTGGACCAACTGTTCACCTCCAAGAATTACTTCTCTGATAATCCCCTGTCTGCATCTTTGATTGGTGGTAAGACTACGGAGGAAACCATTGGAACAACTGAGTGGGAATGGGATTTGAAGGGTGCTAACACAAGACCTTTGATTGCCTTGGAAAATCTGAATGGTGGAGACACTACTCCAGGTAAGTACAGAAGAGCCTTCAAGTTGAAACTGGATGAAAACTGGTACATGCATGGTGATGTATTGCACCCTGGTACTTCCAACAAGAAGTATCAAGTTCGTATCCAAAATGACCCTATCCCTCATGGTGATGGTTGGATGTACAATGTTGTTATGGCTTCTGGTGTGGATGCAGACTTCTTGCCTGTGAAGTACTTGG